AATATTAAAATGCAACTTAATGAGGCTATTAGCAATCTTCAAACAGAATACAACCAGTGTCGCGCAAGACAGCAGAAGCTATATAAGTCACTAGTGGATGACCGATCAAAAAGAATTGCTCAAAGACAGGATGAGAATGCAACGATTCTTAATTTAGTGCAAGCATGGAAAGACGAGGAACGAAGAAAGGGTATTTTAGTTCTTGCTGAAGCACAAAAGAAAAACCTACACGAAGAGGCAAGGAGGTTATCATCAATGGATGAGCTTAAGGCTATTATTCGTGGTATAAATACCGACGAAATGGTTAACGGATAATGCGTAATGCAACAGTACGATAAATATTTAAAATGTAAAATTTGTGGCTCGCAATTTAATTCGCAGCAACAAATATTGAGCCATATTAAATCGCACCAACAGAATGCAGAAAATTATTTTGTAAAAAACTTTAACAAAAAAGACCTACATACCGGAGACTTGATAAAATATAAGTCAATTGAGCAGTATTTTCTTACCGACTTTATAGATAAGAGGAATATGAAGCTGTGGCTTCAGTCTGTAGACAGGCAAACTGCATGTGAATATTTAAAAAATAAACTTAAAACATATTGCTGGATTAAGGGCTTGCAGGTTGCACCTTCACAAGCCGAGCTTAAAACTATAGCTTGTCTTCCAAAAGCAGATACATTTATTTATTGCTGTGGTGATAGTTTCCATAAAATATGTGAATCTCTAGAATTAAAAAGTAATTTTAATTATAATATTAAACACACTCAAGAGAGTTTCGCCAAATATAACTATCCCGATATAGTAATTGATACTAGAGAACAGCAACCCTTAAAATTCAAAGGTCTAAACATTATATCTTCTAAATTAGAATGCGGTGACTATGCAAAGTCTATAGATAGTAAAGTAGTTGTAGAAAGAAAGAGTTTGGGGGATTTTTACTCAACACTAAGTACTGGATTTGAAAGATTTAAAAGAGAAATAGAAAGAGCGGCCCAAGCTAATACTTATATAGTAGTAGTGACCGAGTGTCAGTTAAAAACCGTCTTATATGCGAAGAGAAAATTTGGGGCATGTTCTGGAGAATATATTATGCACCATATGAGGCAACTATGCAGACAATATGAAAATATTCAGTTTGTATTTGCAGATGGTAAGGCAGAGGCAGCAAAGAAGACTTTATTTATCTTAGAGATGGACGATTTGGCAAGAACAACTGATTTGGAATATTTATTTGAACAGGAGGGATTCTTATGGCTCTAATTACCGGCACTCAAAATAGTAAAATAATTACTGATGTTAATAAGGAATTATTAGAATTAAAGGGAGAGCTTTCAGATGCCGAGGCAAGGGTTACGTTAGCAAAGTTTTTAAGAAACAATATTGGTTTTACAACGGAGCTTGGACTGGGCGTGACTTTAGAATCTTATCAGGAACTAACAATTAAATCTTTCTTTAATCGCAACTATTGCATGTTAGTATGGGGACGTGGATGCGCGAAAAGTTTTTGCGCCGCTATATATTGCATATTAAAATGCATATTTGAACCCGACACAAAGATACTTATTGCTTCTATTAACTTTCGTACCGCAAGAAGAATGTTTAATGAAATTGAAAAGTTTTTAGCCTCACCTGAGGCGTCTTTATTCCGGCAGTGCTTTGGGGACAAAATGAAACGTAATGACCAATATGAGTGGCTTATTAATGGGGGCAGTATAACAGCTATTCCATTAACTGGAGAAAAGATCCGTGGTATTCGTGCAAACGTACTTATTCTTGATGAGTTCCTTTTGTTGCCTCCAGATATTATTGATAATGTATTAATGCCATTCTTGAGTTCTCCTAGAGATGTTAGTGAGCGTATTAGAACCAGAAGATTAGAGGAAGAGCTTATTAAAAAGGGAATGTTGCATCCTGATGATAGACAAATATTTGAAAACACTTCTCAGGTGTTAGCTTTAAGATCTGCGAGTTATACATTTGAACACTTATTCCAAGTTCACCAGCAATGGGCGCACCTTATTGAGCATCCCGAAGATCAAGAATCCAAGGAGGGAGAGCTGCCGGGAACTTACTTTATCTCGCAATTAGGTTATGAGGCACTACCAAATCACATGGTAGATCAGGCGGCAATCCAGTTAGCAAAAAATGGCGGAAGTTCTCACAATTCCTTTCTCCGTGAATATGCGGCAAGATTTATTGATGGTGGCGATAGTTATTTCTCGCCTAAAAAGATGCACCTATGCACAATACCAGATGGAGAGTACCCCACAACAAAAATAGTGGGCGAAGAGGGTAAAAAATATATACTAGCCGTTGACCCTAACTTCTCATCTTCTCGCAGTGCTGACTATTTTGCAATGAGTCTAATAGAGCTAGACGAAGAAAAGAAACAGGGCGTATTAATTCATGGTTATCAAGTGGCTGGATCATCGCTACAGGATCATATTAAGTATATGTATTATTTGTTTAAAAATTTTAATATAGTATTTATGATTATCGATCATGCTGGTGCAGATACTTTTATGGATGCGGTGAATAATTCGGAATTCTTCAAGGGAATGAATAAAAAAATTGGGTTTATAGACTTTGATTCTGATAAAGAGAATGAGGACTATATGAATATGTTAAAAGAATGTGCAAAACAGTATAATACTGATTTAGGTACTATTTGTATTAAGCAGTACTTTACTTCGGCATTCTTGGGCCGGGCTAATTCTTATTTACAGACCTGTATTGACCATAAAAAGATCTGGTTTGCTTCTAGGGCCAGTAACCATCCAGATATACTTGAGAACATGTTTACTATGAACCTTCCTATGGACTATGTTTACCCCAAGGGGATTGGCGATAGGGCGGATAACGAGTATGAGACAAAAAAGCTTACGGTTCGTGATTTTATAGAACAACAGGATTTTATTATTAAGGACACAAAAGACCAGTGCGCTAATGTGGAGGTTACCAGTACATCCAGAGGAACTCAGAGTTTTGACTTGCCATCGCATTTGAGAAAATCTACCAGTGTAAACAGGGCCAGAAAAGATAATTATACTACTCTAATGTTAGGAAATTGGGCGGTAAAGTGTTATTTTGATATAATGGCGCCAGATAACTTTAAGAAAAAAAATACAGAATTTGTTGCCGTGCTGATTTAAAATCAGATTTAAGTGTAATTAAGTTTTATAATAAGGTATGACGAAAAAAGGCAAAAGCACGGAAAGCTCAGAGGTAAAGGCAACGGTAACCAAAGAAAGAAAGAAAAAGAGTACTTCTTTTGTTGCACCTAGTCTTATTGAGGGATCTGTTAAGTTGGATGCCCAATCCGAAGTTGTCGCTGCTGGATATGGTGACATGGGCGGCGCTAATTCGTATGATGATGATTCTTTAGACTATGGTGGGTATGGTGCGTCTACCAGAAGAAATAGATCTGCAACTATAACCAGAGCGGAGAGATATTCTAATATTGAAGGTGGAGTTGTTCCGTTTATCTATAGTGCTTCCCGTGGTAAGTATACTTCTAACATTTCAATTAGAGACGCAATTATTCTTTGTCAGAAGTGCTATTACAATTTCTCAGTTTTTCGTAACACTATTGACCTAATGACCGAATTTAGTTGTTCACCAATTTATTTTACTGGTGGAAATGCGCAGTCCAGAAAGTTTTTCGAGGCATGGGCAAATAGGGTTAATTTATGGAGATTGCAGGATGAGTTTTATCGTGAGTACTATCGCAGTGGTAATGTTTTTATTTATAAATTAAATGCAATCTTTAAAAGAGAAGATCTGTCAGCTATTACTGATGTTGTGACTGCTGCTGGTAACCGCGAGGTTCCAATTAGATATATTATATTGAACCCTGCAGATATTCAATCTATTGGTTCTGCTTCATTTATTTCTCCTAGGTATGTAAAGGTTCTTAATGACTTTGAAATGCAAGTTCTTACTAACCCTAAAACTGACGAGGAAAAGGATCTTGCAAAAAGAATTCAAGAGTTTGGGCAGCTGCAGGAAACTGTAAAAACCGCACAGTCACAAACATATCTAGTTTTCTATTTAGATCCAGATCGTGTTAAGGCTGTGTTCTATAAAAAGCAATCATATGAG